CCCAAAAAGCCATTCCTCATAAATCGGCTGGCAGAAATCATTTGCAAGCCAATTCCGGTACATCTTTACCATTTTCCAGAATTCCAGCAACGCGCCGCGGCTTGCGGTAAAACTGGAAGTGAAGTGCTTCAGCAGGATTTCATAAGGGATTTCCAGCGCTGCGCCGATCTGGCGGCAAATAGCGGTTACGAACGGGTCAAAGTTGCTGTTTGGCCTGCCGGGTGTTACTGCGTTTGCTTCCTCACCCTCTAACAAGTATTGCACCGCGCCGGGGGCAAGCTCTACTGTGCTTTCGTCGTCGCTGTCGATCTGTTCATCATCATTCACGTCGGTTACAGGGTTTCCGTCCGAATCTTCTTTCTTTTGGATGAATACGGCAAACAGTCCGGACACGACGGCGGCGACCAATTCAACCTCCGTATAATCGCCCAGCTGCTTCAGCGCTTCGATCACGGGCGCAAGGAACGGCACGCCGCGCCGCTGGCCTATCCGTTCCCGGTTCATGATGTGCAGGACGTTACGCCGCCCGGTTTTCTCCCCGTATGCTTCGACCCGCGTCCATTTCGTTTCTGAGTATTGCCATGAAAGCGGGTGCTGTGTGCTGATATGGTACGCCACAACCTCCCCCATGTCGTTTACCTCAACGCCGCCAATAATGCGCGGGCTGAATTCGCTGTAAGGGTTGCTTAACCTGTCCGCTTCTATCAGCCGGATACGCAAATCATACGGCATACAGGGGCGCTTTGTGGTTGGCAGCGTTACAAGCACGTCGCCGCTCATAAGCCAATTCAAAAAAGCAAGCTGTTGCAGTTCGTAAAAATTGTCCAGCCGCTCCAAATCGCACGCGGGAGAATCGGCCCACAAAGCAAATTCCCGCTCGATCTTGCTTTCAAGGGCGCGGGATTCCTCTTCCGTCATTCCCAAAAACTCATAGTCGATTTGACTTTTCAAGCGTAGGCCGGGGCCGACAACATTTGTCCGGCAAGTTTTCAGCGCGCCGGTAGCAAGAGGAACGCCCATGTAAAGATCACGGCAACGCTGGCGCAACGTCGAAAGGTTTTCTTGAATATCCTCTTTCGCGGACCCGCCGCCATACAGCCAGCCCATAAGGGATTTTTTTGTATGCGACGCGCCGTAATTTCCGTAACCGCTGTCAAGGATTTTCAGCTTTTGCCGCGCCGCCGCCCGTCGAACGGCCCGTTCCGGCGACACGGCGGAAATCATTCTGTCAAGCACATTCAATCCGCTTCACCGCCTTTACAGGTCCCGCGGGACCGCCCGCAATACGCGGTTTCTACCGCCGCGCTTTTCGGCGTTTTCCAATTTCGCCACCTGATTCTGCCAAAATTCAATTTGCTTCCTGATCTCCGCAAGGTCCGCCCGTGTCAGGCTCCGCGAACCGATTTTGTAACTTTGATGTGTCGTTACCTCTAATTCAGCTTCCAGCCATGCGTTCAGGTGATACCGCGCAATTTCGATTTTTGTTTTCGGCTTTTTCGTTGCCATTTAGGAAATCCCCCCATTCGTTCTTGACCGCCTGCCGCGTTTTCGGGTCGTGGCGGCTGGCGTGTCCCGTTCCGGCTTCTTCAAAATCGGGTTTGCAATCTCCAAAGCGACGGTTGCATAATTCCGAATGTCTAACGGCTCATTGCGTTTATACCCGCCGTCTTTCAGCGTCCAGACATATTGCGCCCGCCCCTTTTTGTAGGTGACAACCATTTTTTCAGCGGTCAGCCCCCGGAAATATTCTTCCGTATAGCCGCGGCCCTCTTCCGCCGGAAAATGGCAAAAATTCGGCCCCCATTTTTTCACCGCCAGCCGTTGATACAATAGCGCCTTGCCGGTATCAACGCCCACCGTGAAAAGGGGGGCTTTTACAATATTTGATGTTGACGGCTTCCCAAAATAGGGGACCTCCGCGCCGCCCTTGCCCTTAATAGCGAATACGCGGCGGGCTGTCCGCTCCTTACAGAACCGGTAAACGTTCGTCGTGAAGTGACCGCCGGAATCGACGCACGCGCAAATGATTTTCAACCGTCGCCCGTCCGCCGTGGTGAAAGTCTGCGAAAGAAACGTGTCCAGTTCATTCCATACGGGCTGGCGCTTCAAATCGCCGTAAATGACCTGATACCGAATCCCCCAGCTTTCTTTGTCAACGCCCCAGCCGACAACCTCAATTTCAAAGCGGTCGTCCTGCACGTCAACGCCTGCGGTCAGCACCAGCACTTCTTCCGGGACCTCGCACCCGTATTCTTCCCGCCGGGCGTAAAGGTCGTCCGTTTCGATCTGCTGTCCGTCCTCTTCCCACGTTTCCCCCATTTCGGTATTTGTCCACGCTTTGAGAAGTTCTATATTGCCCTTTTTCTTCTCTTCGTTCGCTGTTAGGAATTTTTCGACAACCTCCCGCCACTCAACAAACAGGGAAGCAAGGGCGTTCAAATGAAAGCCCCGAACCTTTCTGTCGGGATATTTTGCAATGAATTTCCCCTTTTGCGATTGCTCTTTCCACTCGATTTCACTTGAAACCTTTTTGCAGGCCGGGCAACAATGCCCGATTTCGTCAAGATTGTTCTTGTCGAATCGGATATTCCCCCATGTCAGCGGCGTAAATTCGCCGCATACCGGACAAGGCACGTTCCATTCTTCCTGTGTGCTATGCTCATACTCGACGGCTATTCTCGACGTTTCCTTGACCGTCGGCGTGCTTACGCATACCTCTTTTTTGTTCCAAAAGGTGGCAAGCCGCTTTCCCGCAAGCAAGAGGGGGTCGCCCTCATTGCCTGCGGTCGCCGGGTATCGGTCGATTTCGTCCGCCAGCAGAATCCTGATCGGGCGGGAAGCAAGGGACGACGGGGAATTTGCGCCCACCATCGTGACATGACCGCCCGGAAAAATCTTTTGCAAGATTGTGTTTCCGCTGTTCCGGCTCTTGTCGTTCACCCGGTCCCGTAGAACCGGCGTGTCGCGTAGCATAGGGGAAAGGCGGTCTTTGCTGAACGTTTCCGCCATCTGAATTGTCGGTTGCATTACCATGATCGGCGACGGGTCATAGTGCATATAGTAGCCGATAGGGTTTAGAATCAGCGCGTCGGTTTTCCCAATCTGCGCCGCCGACATAATGACGATTTTTTGAACGCGCATATCGCAAACCGCGTCCATGATTTCCCGCTGGTATGGCGCTTTTGAAGTTCGCCAGCGTCCCGGCTCCGCCGACGATTCGGAGGAAAGACGGCGGTATTCGTCGGCCCATTCCGAAATAGTCATGTCCGGCGGCGGGGCAAGGACGGAAAAAATGTGCGTGAATAGATCAACCGTCGCTTTCTTCATCGTTTGCCCTTTCCCCGAACGTTGTTTTGAAGTCTGAAAGTTCCATCAAGGCTTCGTCGATGTGATCTTTCAGCAAGGCGAAAATTTCGGCCTTATCTGTTTTCTTGCATAGAACCGGCGCAAGCTTCGACGGAATCGCCATAAGGCGCGATTTGAAATTTACAAGCATATCCGTCATAACGGCTTCTATGTCCTCCGCCGCGTGAAGCTTGTTTTCTTTCAACTGCAATTCGTATTCTTCATTTTTCCGCTTTGCCCGCACCAGCAAGGCGCGTTCGGTGTTATAGTCAACCGTCGATTCGCTTTCCGGGTTCCGCTTCCGTAGGTAATTTATATACCGGTGGTTCGTGTCGATCAGGTCATACAGGCCGGGTCGGACCTCCGCAATCACTTTTTCGTCGCGCAACTGCCGCACCCGGCGTTCGGACACGTCCAAAAACCGGGCAACCGCTTTCACGTCGTAAAGTTTCAAGCCCTGCACCCTCTTTCCGCTCCTGTTTTCGATAACCTCCCCCATGCCAAAAACGCCCCCAAAGAGCGGAAGCGTTCAAAAAATTTTTGTGGCTAAAAAAACGGCGGGGTCCCGAACCCGCAAGCCTTGCAGGAGCGCCGAAAGGACCCGCGGCGGGCGGCGATTTCTTCCCGCTAAACCTCCAATTCAGGGTTGAAATCGTCCTGTTCGTCGTTGATCTCTCCCGTTTCTGTGTCGATTTCGTATGCACCCGATAGCTTTTGCTTTGCAAGGTTGTATTTGCGTTCTTCAAGGCGCACCCGGCGGCTCTCCAATTCATAACCCTTTATGGAATCAAGCAGTTTTATAATGCGTCCGTGTATCTTGTTCAACTCCGCTTCAAGCTTCATTGTCCGGTCGAACGCGCTTGCCTGTATGACTGTCTGTGTTGCCGTTATATATGCGGCCTTTTCTAAGTCCCGCGCCTTGTCTCCTGTGGTGTCCTGCAAGGCCGCAATTTCACGTTGCAGGCTTTCAAGGCGCTTTTGCTGTTGCTTCGTGGGCGGTTTTCCCTGCTGAACATCCATGTCCCAGCGCAAGGCTTCTTCTTCCGCTTGCAGGCTTGCCAGCTTTTCAAGCTGCTGATTCAGCCGTTCTTGACCTTTCGGCGTTCTCACTTCAACCACTCGATCAACGAAAAGGCTTCCGGCCTGCGCCGCTTCCAATTCCGCAATCTTGTTTTGCAAGTCGAATTCTTTTGCTATGAGCAACTGCAATTCGGCAAGCATATTCTGTTTCGTGTCCAGCGTGATTTTCTCTATATAGTCCCGCTGTTCCGGGGCCAAGTCCTCCAGCCGAACCGCCGAATATGCGCCGTGTGTTTCAGCGTTTCGGTTCCCCGCGGGCGCGCCTGAACCGGCGGCGTTCTTATTGCCGGGTTGTCCGCCGCGTTTTCGGGGCGGCTTTTGTGCTTCAAGGGCCGCGGCCCATGAATCAAGGCTTTTCCATTTTCGGACCTGTTCAGGCTTCACGCCGCCGACGGCTTCCGCAACCTGTTTCGCCGTCATTTTCCCGCCGGATTCAAGCCATATTTCCCGCGCCTTGTCGCGCTCCGGGCTTCGATCTCGCGCCATGCGCCGCGCACCCCCTTTCGTTTGTTTTTCATTTTCCGTTCTGGACGGCTCCGCGGAAGCGCACGCAAAAACGGACCTCGCAAAAAGCAAGGTCCGTTTCCGGTGATCGCCGGGCGGCGGGGGAATCACGCGCCCGAATCGTTGTTTCAATTTTCCACAATAGCAATTATAGCAGAAAAAACAGGCAATGGGTGGCAATCTTATTTTTCGGGAAATTTGAATCTAAAAATCGTTTTATTCGCCGAAAATTGATTTCCCAGCCGGTCAAGTGCCTTGTCGCGGATATTCCGACATTGCCGGGGGCTGTAATTTAACCGTCCCGAAATCTGTTCCCATGTTGCGCCGTCCAAGTAGAACCACAAAACAACCGCTTTTTCATAGAAATTCAGTCGGTCCAGTTCCCGCCCGATAGCGGTTCCCACTTCCTCCAGCCGCTTGTTCCGGCGCTGTTTTCCCGCAATCTTCTTTCGGACGTATTCGGGGACATTCGCCACCATGTTTTCAACCGGCTTTGAAACCCCGCCTTTCCCATGCGGCAAGCCGTCCATATTGACCGCGCCCAGCGTCGAATAATAGCGGTCGTTCAAGTCCTCGACGGTCGCATTGTTCATTTGAATTTCTTTGTCAATCGTGCTAAAGAACCGCAAGATTGAAATTACTTTTCCGCGCTTCATGCCCGTTCCTCCGATTTATGCTTTAGGGCGGCTTATATATCCGCCTATAAAACCTTTCCCGCTCGACGCGGTGAATCTCCGCCCGGTATCGCTGTTCTATGGCCTGCGCCCGGCCCCGCCCCAACCTCCGCCGCCGGGCGCGCGGTTCTTTCCCGATTTCCTCCAGCTCTTTCTGCAATTTCTCCAACGATTCAAATTCAGACGGGCCAAGTGCCGAAAGAATCCGCAAAAGGGCTTCCGCCGCTTCCTCGAAAGCTGTTTTCACCCGCTCCGCCCAAACCCGCGCGGCTTCTTTCAGGGCTTCCGCTTCCTCTTCCGTGAAACCGTAAAAAATCGCCATTGTTTCATTGTCCATTGGCGCGGCCCTCACTGTTTCAGGCGGGAAATGGCAAATTCCAGCGCGTCAACGTCCAGCGCCCATACGTGCGAACCGCTTTCGTCGCTTTCCGCCATTCCCTCACAATAGCAACGCAACCCCTCCAACTGTTCAAT